TTGATTTTTATTTTTATAATCTTGCATCGCTCCTAATACTTGTGAAAAGGAATTTCCCATATTTGCTATTCCTTGACCTAAAGAATTATCATATCCACTAGGCATATTCTCACTAGGAGGTCCACCGGCTGAATTACCGGCTACACTTTGTGCGCTGGCTTGACCATTGTAAAGATAGGGGTTATAGCCTGCTTTTTCTATTCTTGCTCTTACGTTTGATTCGTCTTGCCATTCAAAATTCTGTTGATTTATTTTGTCGTTATATTCTTGTTGTTTATTTAAGAAATACTTTTGCATTTCGAAGTTAACTCTATTTTGCTGTTGTTGTTTTGCCCAACTTCCGGAACTACTAACAGCACCACCAAAGAGAGAAGAAGCTGCACCGACTAAAGCTGCTCCGACTGCAGGGGCAATATTTTTTTGTTGTGTAATGAAAGGAGATAAACCTACTTTATTACTTATTACATTTTGTACTATCATAGCTATTAAAGTTTAAAAGAGTAGGGGAGGTTTCTCCCTTACTCATTTGTTTGTTATTCTGCTGAACTTGTTGCAGGTTCTGCCGATACATTTGCACTAGGCTCTGTATTAGCTGGGGTTGTTTCTGTTCCATTCTGCATTCCTGTTACTTCTGCATAACTTGCTACTGCACCTGCGTATTTATCCATATCTGTCAAAGTTTGGTTTTTTCTACTAGGAGTAGTAGCCATTATTGTTTCATCGTCTAAGCCTTTATTACTTCTATCTGTAGGTACTTTCTGCATCATACTAGCATATTTTTCTTTATCTAGCTGACTAGCAGTAGGAGAAATCAAAGTATTTACAGCACTTGTAGGGTTGTGAGTGACATTATCAATAGGGAATAATACTTCTACTACTTTGTTTATTTCCTCATTAAAAGAGGGTAGTTCTGTATTTTCTGTGGCTGGTTGTTCCATTGCCTCAAGTTCTTCCTCTGTCATGTATGGGAAGAAGATATTAAAACTATGCATATTATTGTTTCCTTTCTATTTTGTTAAACACGTGGCATACCATCTACTGACATATCTGAAACTTTTAGAATATTGAAATAACATTCTCCGTAGAATTGGTCTGTTAGTTCTGTTCCATTGTAATCTACTGCGAAAACGGAATCTAGCCAATGTGGATTAATTTTTAAACTACTGATATTAAATGTATGTAAGAAGTCATTAGCACGAGCTCTACCAATACTCCAAAAAGAGAGGGGTTCTCCGTTTGAGAACTGTCCATGGTTTGTGTCTAATGCTGTTTTATATTCACTATATCTAGGTTGCCAGCCAAAAGCGGGAGATTTTGAACCGGTAGAAGATTTAAAATTACCTTCTGCATATTTCCAAGAAATTTCCTTACAAAATAAAGGTTGCATTCCAAGGTCTTCGAATTCAGGAATAAAGAAATCACCTCTTTGTATTTTTTGTACGAATGGGTCTATTTTTGTAGCATCATATTGTACATCGGGTACTACTGAATAAATACACATTAATATACCATGTTCTCTAGCATCGAATTTAATTTGACCATTACCTGATCCGGTTGCCTTACCTGTTGTTCTACCTAAGTAACCACCGAATTTAGTATCTTTTGCACCGGTTACTGTTGTTCCACTTGTTTGTGTGACATCTCCTACTTGCATGTTACTATCAAATCCACCTAAGTATTCACATTTGCCGTCTCTTCCTTCGTCTACTGAAATGCCGAAATGTGCTTCGATTTGTTCTTTATAGGTTTTTCCTGCACGCATTGTTATACTTGCTAACTTATCAAGGGCGAAAGCATTACGAATATCATTTACTGAAATATTATTAGCACCACTATTATTATTTATTTCTACATAATTTTTACTAGTATCAATATCAATACCTGATAATCCAGGAGCTAAGGCACCTTCAAAGTTTTGAACAGAGAATAAAGGAGTAGGGCGTAAGTTTGTATATATGTCCTTACCTGCATTACGATAACGAAGAGTAAACCAGTCGTAATCCCATGGTTCATTAGAAACTACTGCTTTCATTTTTCCACTTTGTCCAAAGAAGTCAGCGTTAAAAGATTCTATTTGGAAATCTTCATAAGTTGAATTTCTGTAGTGATCTGAATATATTTTTTGATAAGCAAGAGCACGGAAAGGAGTTACATTACCTAAATCTTTTGTTGCTTTTTCAGGAATATCTGTATAGGCTGTGCCTGAACTATTAGAGTATTTTCCATAACCTAAAAGGTCTAGCATTCTGAAAACACCATTTTTTTTGGGGAATCCGTGTATATCTTTGTCTGTTTTGGTATTTATAAACTTTATGAAATCTTGTATACTGAAATTAGGGGCATTTTCAAGTACTTTATTTTTGAATGAATACATATAAGATGTTTTGTAATCACTCATACCTGTTATAAATTGGTCAAAGCCTGACCATAACTGCTTATAAGGTACGAAGAAAAATTCGTATACACCACGCATACTAACAAAAGCGGCGCTATTCATAGGTAGTGTACGCATAAAATCACTAGCGTTAATCTCGATGTGGTCGTGTGGCATGAGGTCCAAAGAGAGGACGGGGAGAAGTGCTCCGGCAGGGGCGGTAAATAGGTGACGTTGTGAGAGGTCGAAAGCGTTGCGAGGTCTGTTCGCTTTGCTTGGTTTGATTAAAGGTACTTTAGAAAGTGACATAATTAATTGATTTTTAAATTATTATACATATATGTTATAGCATTAATCCATAACACGATTATTATTTATAGTTGTATTATTTAGTTTTTTAGACTTATTACGTCTATCTAGTCTGTTTTTCTGTTCTTCCACATATTGTTCAAATACTTTTGTACTTCTAGCGGAATATTCTTCACCATATTTTTTGTGGTCGAAACTTCCAAACTCATTGTAAGGGGTTACCCAATACTGAAAAGAGGTATTAAAGATATAGTTTATATAAGGTCTTAAACGTTCTTCTTTTGCATTTTCTGTATCGAAAGATAAGTTTACACCATGTGGTGTATATTTTTTTACCTTTGGTATTGCATGCTTAAGTACTGGGAATACTTCTAGTTCTGCGGGATAATATCCTACTTCATCTATTAGGTTATTAAACTTATTATAGAACTCACGTAATCTATCCTGTTCATATAAATATAGATAGCGGTCAAACACGATAAGATAAGCACGAGTAAAACCACCGAGGTAACTATATCGAATAGGGTTAAGTTCTTGAGATAGTTTATAAACATTTTTGCTACTATACCAATTCTGGTCTTTATCCATTTCAAGTCGATTATACTCCTCAACTTTATTAGTAGCGCACCAATTACGGAAATAATCTGAACGATTTTTTCGAAGATAACGAGAGAGATTAACTCTATCAAAGCTAATATTATTTTTAATAGCATAATTTATAAGTTTTACGTTTATATATTCTTTCCACTCTCTGATGTGTTTAGTATAGAAGTTATAAGTGTTATATTTTGTATCAGGAGATAACTCACCAAATCTGTAACACTTGCGGAACACGGAATATAATGAATCTTTGGATATTCGAAGATTAGCCTTTGTTTCAACTCCATTTTTTGTAAATATTGTTCGATTTTGTCTAATAATTCCTTGGTCGATAAGCGTGAATGTTTCTTCTCTGCTAGCTTTGAATTCACCGATAACAGGGTTTTTAGATTGAAGATGGAACGGCTTTGAACAGCGTTCTTGTAGCATTTTTGGTAGACCCATATTGCCTGAGATATACTCTGCAACATATTTTGCAGTGTTGGGGTTACAATATTTGATGTACTTTTCGGTACGCCAAGTATCCGCAAATGGCGTAAACGTATAATTGTTAAATGTACCGGGTTCTTTTTCGAAAAGACCCCAGGATTCAACGATGAGATTTTTAATCTGAGAGCCGAGTTCTTTGGAATCAAAGAAGATGATACCATGGTAGTGTGGACGTTTTGTATTTGGTCCATACTCTGACGAAATGTAGTAGCGAATTTTTTTGTCATTGTCTGAAAGATTTAAATTATCGATTTTTTTGCGTAAACGTTTGAGAAAGTTCTGTATGTCTTTTTTGCAGACAACAGCGAATTGAACATGTTTTTTTGCTTTCTGTTCGTTTTTCTCTATTTCAGGTATTGTAGTATCGTCATTATATCGATACTTATGGTCTAATCCTTTAGAATTGTAAGGGGTAGAATCAAACATTTTTGCAGTTCTACCTATATGTTTAAACTGCGTTTTGCCTTTTTTGTCTTTGAACATTTCCATACGGGGTATAAATTCGTTATTATATGTAAGTGTAAAGAAAACACTATATATGTGCTGCTCTATTTCTTTACGAACACGTTGAGATTGTGCACTAGCTTTCACATTCATACAATATTCGCATTTCTTACAAGGTACTGACTCGTAAGAATTTGTATATTTATTGAATATTATACTAGGTTTCAAGCAGCCGAATAAATTTTCGGTTATTTGAAATTCTTTATCTGCAAAGGATTGTTTATCGGTTAAATTATTCATAGAAAGTGGCATTTATCTGTTAGTTTCACCTCAGGGTGCTCAATATAAGCAGAACATATAAAGCCGGTAAGGTGTCCACTGCTACTAAAATTAAGTACACACCAA